TTTTCAAACTTAAGGAAGCTGTCGCAGAGGCTGAGAAGCAGGAGCCGGTGGCGTGGCTGTTTACCGATGTAGAAGGTACTGAATTTTTCGAAGAGCGCGAAGACTGGGAAGGCAAGTGGACGCCCCTCTACACCACCCCACCCGCAGCCGAGCGCAACAAGGTGGCTCAGTGGATGATTGCCAAAGGCTACGCCACCGGCCACGGTGACACGACCGAAGACCTGCTGAAAGAGTTGGAGTGGCAAGTGCGTGAGTCCGAGCGCAACGCCTGTGCAGCCATCGCAAAGCAGTGGGACGCCGATCACCCAGCATCGAACTACGGCGGGTGCATTGCAAACCTGATCGAAGCAAGGGGACAGTCATGACCAATGAGCAGATCGCCAGCCTCTGGCGCGAGCACCAAGAGGTTCATTCATTTGCTAGGACGATTGAGTTCATCGCGGCGCAGGAGGCTCGTAATGCGTGTGCAGCACTTCTAGAAGACAACGCCATGCACGCGACAAACCCTCTCTTTCGCAACCTGCTGCAAGCAAACGCCCAGGCCATCAGAGACATCGGCAAGGACAAGATGCCGCTATTTGATGACTGGGGCTGCCCACCGTGCAATCACAAGTGCAAACAGGGCAGAGAGTGCCCAGCGAGGAACATTTGAAAGACAGCAAGAACAGTCGGCGTATCGGCCAGGTCAGGGCGATGCTGCGCGAAAACCCTGACGGCCTGACAGTTGCCGAAATTCTTGAGGCAATCCCGTCAATCCATCAGGCGCATCTATCGCGCATCCTACGGGCGATGCCTGACTCGTACATAGATAGGTGGGCGCAGGGCAAAACAAATCGCTCGCATCGCGCGGTCTGGTGCGTGATAGTGCCGCCAGAAGATTGCCCAAGGCCCTATCGATCAGACGAACCAACAAGGAGAAAGAGCAAATGAACGACGAAGAAAGACAGACCCTCAGAAATCACATCATCTTCCTCGGCACTCAGCTAGAGCAAGAAAGAAAACGCAGCATGGCCAAGAGCGAGCTGCTGCGCCGCCTGCTTGACCGCGAAGATCTTGGATGGGCAGTCAATGACGAGGTGCGAAGCCTCGCCTATCAGTGCCTCACAGATGAGTATCTGCAATCGCGTGAGAAGGAAAATCGCCATGATTGAGCTACGCCCATCGGCAGCAGATCGCTGGATCGCCTGCCCTGCCAGTGCAAGGCTATCAAAGGACATCCCACCAACGCCAGCAGGTGACGCGGCGCAAGCTGGCACAGCCATTCACGCGCTCGCGGAGGACTGCTACCAGTTCGACGATGACCCGATGAATCACCTCGGCGCAACCGTCGAAGGCGTGAAGCTCGCAAAGTGGCACTGCGATATGGCAGTAGATCACTTGCAATGCATCAAGGACATCGAGGATTTCGTCGGCAGGTATAACGTCAGGATCGAATCGAAAGTCTCCTACCTTGAGAACGATGAAATCAGGTTGCGGGGAACGGCTGACGTGATCGGCGTGTCGAGGGACAAAAAGGTTCTTATCATCGCGGACTTGAAAACAGGCGCGAACTACGTTGATGAGGACAGCAATCAACTCAAGGTCTACGCGCTGGCCGCGATCAAGTCGATGAAGCTCGATGAGATCGAAAAGATCGAGCTACAGATTAACCAGCCTCGCGCTGGTGGTGTTCGCATCCACGTTATGGACATCACTGATCTGCGCAAGTGGGAGCATGAGTACCTCATCCCTGCGATCTACGAGGTCATGGACCCGCAGGCAAAGCCAAAGCCATCAGACAAGGCGTGCCAGTACTGCCCAGCAAAGCTGACATGCCCTGCGCAGCAGGAGTCATTCGACATCATCGAGGCGCAGCCAAACCTCACCGCGATGACCAAGGACGAGATCAAGGCCGTCATGGTCACGCTCTCCGATGAGCAGGTCAGCAGCCTCTTGGATCGCGCACCTGTCGTAGAGTCATTCATCGACGCGCTGCGCAAGCACGCCCTTGAGCGCATGAAGGACGGGGGCACTCTGCCTGGCTGGCAACTCGCGCCCAAGCGACCTACGCGCAAGTGGGGCGACGAGCAGAAGGCAAAGCAAGCCCTCATCGAGGCAGGAATCAACGCAGATCAACTCTATGCAACAGAGTTCATCTCACCCGCAGCAGCCGAAAAGCTGCTGCCGAAAGAGCAAAAGGCGATTCTTGAAGAGCTAACCGTTAAGGAAAGCTCGGGAATCACCATTGCAAGGGACGCTTCGTTGCGTCAATAATGCCCGTCCTGGGCTTAACCTCAACCTTTGAAAGCGAAACGCGAAATGCTTAATCTATCTTCTGGCGGTGGTAATGGGAACTTCATCCGGTTCTCGCCTCAAGCCAATGCCTGGACGAACTCCCAAGGAGAAGAAATCCAGCTCAAGAAAGTCATCTTCGATGTTGACAATGTGCAAACAGGATGGCTCCTCCTTGGTGTCGGTGTACGCGATTGGCAGCCCGATGCAGCCGTAGGCCGTAAAGGCGCTCAGCCGACACCTGAGCACAAACGCGGGTTCAACGTGAGCTTTTACAACAAGCAACTCGGCACCTGCGAGTGGTCATCGAACGGCGTAGGCCCGAACATGGGCCTTGAGCAGCTTTACGTTAAGTGCATGGAGGAGCGCAAGGCGCTGCCGCTTAACGAGTCTCTGGTGCCTGTCTGCGAGTACAAGGGAAGCAAGCTAGAGAAGATCGGCAAGGGCACCACGCGAATCCCGCAGTTCGATGTCGTCGATTGGATCGCCCGGCCTGCGGGTATGGATGCCGGCGGTGGCGATGAAGTCGCAGCACCAGCACCTGCACCAGCCACTGCGCCTGTGGCGAAGACGGTGGCGCAGCGGGCTGTCGAGGAAAACGATGACGAGATGTTCTGACGTTAAGTCTTGAGGAGGCCGGGGCCAGTTGGTCCCGGTTTTTTTGACTCTGAAAAATGAAATTCGGATCTGTTTGCTCTGGCATTGAAGCCGCATCAGTTGCATGGGAGCCGCTAGGCTGGAAAGCCGCATGGTTCTCTGAGATTGAGCCGTTTCCTTGCGCGGTGCTCAAGCACCATTACCCTGATGTCCCGAACTTTGGGGACATGACAACACTGCCGCAGCGCATCATCAGCGGCGAGATAGAAGCGCCAGACCTCTTTTGCGGTGGCACTCCGTGCCAGGCATTCTCGGTCGCGGGGCTACGCAAGTCGCTTGATGATGCTCGCGGAAATTTATCACTTACTTTTTGCGAGATCGCTGATGCAATCGATGAATCTAGACTTGTTCGCAGGCTTCCAGCCTGCATCGTCTTCTGGGAAAACGTCCCAGGAGTCCTTTCAACATCAGACAACGCCTTCGGATGCTTCCTCGCACAGCTATGCGGGGGTGATGAGCCACTTACTGCGCCCGATGGCTGGCCGAATGCGGGCATCGTTTCTGGGCCACGCAGAACAGCAGCGTGGCGCGTCTTGGATGCCCAATATTTCGGAGTGGCCCAACGACGCCGTCGTGTGTTCGTTGTCGCAAGTGCTAGAGACGGGTTCGATCCCGCAGCGGTTCTTTTTGAGTTCGACGGCGTGCGCCGGGATACTGCGCCGAGCAGAGAAGCGGGGCAAGGCGCTGCCCCCACAATTGAAAAAGGCGCTGCGATCAGTGACTATGATGTCGCAGGAACACTTGACAAAGGAGTGCCAGGACGAGGAATATGGCACAACGGAAATTACGATTCACAAGTTGTTCCAATCATAAATGCTGCAATCAGTAGCGGTCACGGGTACTGGGTTGATGCAGCAGACAGAGCGGCAACCTTAAGAGCGCAGGACAGCATCACCAAAGCCGACACGCTACTTACCCAGCCAATCGCCTTGCAAGACGTAACACCCCGCGAGAAGGCACAAAACGGACGCGGCTGGAACGACGATGGCACTGCGTACACGGTGGACACTCATGCGACTCAGGGGGTGGCGCAGCCGATTGGTATTTTCCAAGACAGCGAGTTTGGCGTGGCGCAATACGACAGTGCTGGAACGCTGCGGGCCGGGCGCATACCTGAACACCAGATGGTGATGCAACCCATCTCCTTCCATCCCACGCAAGACCCGATAAGTAGCACGGACGGCACGACTCACGCGATGGGCTGCGGGTCTAGCGGTGGAACTGCAACAGTAGCGGTGGCGCAGCCCATTCCAATCGATACCATGAACCATGTCGGCCGAGGCGATCATCACTCATTCGGTGATTTTGAACCTGGCGCTCCGAGTTACACGCTGACGAAGGGGCATAGTCATGCGGTGGCAACCGCCATGCAAGTGCGCCGCCTCACGCCCGTGGAGTGCGAACGCCTGCAAGGCTTCCCCGATGGCTACACAGAAATACCTTGGCGTAAGAAACCTGCGTCAGAATGCCCTGACGGGCCGCGCTACAAGGCGCTCGGGAACTCGTGGGCGGTTCCTGTGGTCAGGTGGATCGGCAAAAGAATAGATACGGAGATCGAATGCAAGCCGAAGAAATAGCAAAAACCCTGGGCAACGCCAAGAAGGTCAACGGGCAATGGCTCGCCTCCTGCCCAGTGCCAGGGCATGGCAGAGGCAATGGAGACAAGAACCCGTCACTGTCAATCAGTGATGGCACAGACGGGAAACCCTTGTTCCACTGTCACGGTGGATGCGATCAGGCAACCGTCTTTAAAGTGATGCGAGAAAGAGGAATGCTGCCCGAGCTGGAGCAAAGGCCGGAACCCTTATCGCTCATCAAGCCAATGGTGGCTAGCCGACAGCTTGAACAGGAATGGCATTACACGGACGAGGAAGGTGTAGTCCTGTTCATCAAGCAGCGATACAAGACAGCAGACTCGAAGGGCAAGGACTACAAGCTCATCAAGGTGGACGAGGCAGGCCGCAGACACGCGGCATTGGGCGATGCCAGGATCGTCCCGTACAAGCTACCTGAACTGCTCGACGCGATCTCCAAGGGACGTTACGTCTATCTGACGGAAGGCGAGAAGGCGGCAGACGCGATCATCTCGCTCGGATCAGTCGCCACAACGTCCCACGCCGGCAGCGGCTCATGGCCCGAAGCCATCACGCAGTACTTCCAAGGGGCAAACGTCGTTATCCTGCCGGACAACGATCAGCCCGGCTGGAAGTACGCCAAGAAGGCAGCAGCCAAGATCCTGCCGGTGGCGAAGTCGGTCAGGGTCATTGACCTTGGCGGCGATGATCTGGGCGACGATGCCCACGAGTGGATACACCTGCAAGGCAAGACGCGGCAGGATCTCGCCGATCTGGTCAAGGGACAAGCCCCAATCACCATAGAGCAGGAAATCCAGACGCCAGAGCGCCTAAAGGAAAAGCCACAGGAGGCAGCAACGCCGGCAACGCCGACAACAGCGGCAGAGCAAACCCAAGCAGCGCCAAAGGCACAAGACGCGCCAGATGCGAAGCAAAAGGCGCAGCGTAGAGCCATCACCCTCGAAGCATGGGACGAAATCAGGGATGAGCCGGTTGAGTGGCTCGTCGATAGGGTTATCCCTAAAAAGGGTTTCGTTGCTCTGTATGGGCCGCCAGGATCATTTAAGTCGTTCATCGCCCTGGACATCGCAGCATCGATTGCCCGCGAAGCCCAGTGGTTCGGCCAGCAGGCAAAACCATCGGATAACGGTGCGGTCATCTACATCGCTGGCGAAGGCCACGGCGGCATAGGGGCTCGCATTAAAGCCTGCCGCATCCACCACAACATCGAGGGAGGCATCCCGATCTACTTTGTACGCCACCAGATCAACCTTAGAAGCAGCGCGGAGGACATAGCCAGCCTGTCAGTTGCCATCAAGGAGCTAAACGATGCCATAAAGATCAAGGTGGACTTGATCGTTATCGATACCTTAGCCAGAGCATTCGGCGGTGGAAATGAGAATTCCAGCGAGGACATGGGAGCTTTCATTACGTCATGCGGCTACTTGCAGGAGGAATTCGAGGCCGCGCTGATGGTCATCCACCACTCTGGAAAGGATGCAGCAAAGGGTCTACGAGGCCATTCCAGCCTGCTCGGAGCCGTCGATACAGAGCTTGAATTGATCCGTTTTGAGGATCAGCCGCGAGGCGTTTTGACGGTTTCAAAGCAAAAGGACGGCGAGGATGGCATTAGATTTGGGTTTGAGATGGTCGAAATTGACATAGAGGACATAGACAAACCAAGCCTAAGCCTTGACGAAACCCGCAAGTCTTTAGCCGTACAGCCGAGCGATGAATCGTTACGCTCAGGCATGAGCGAGGCCAAAAAGGAAGCCCTAAACAGGTCAGGGAAGGGGCGAAATCAGGCAATAGCAGTAGACGCGCTAAGGGAGGCGATTAATACTAAAGGTACACACTGGAAGGTATCTGCGGGGACCAGAAAGTGCGTCAGGCTTGACCAGTGGAAGGCTATTTTTGCTCAAAAAATGGGCACTGATGATGAAGGCGATGAAGCGTTTAGGTCAGCCTGGAGACGGGTCAGGAGTGATAAAGGAAGGCCATCAAATGTTAGGATTGATAACGAGTGGGTATGGATAGAGGATGCCGTTAAGGTCGATGATGAGTCTTTTTAAGGGTCAAATTTGGGGCGGTCAAATCGTGGTCGAATCGTGGTCGAATCGTGACGATTTGACCGCAGGCAATGTCCGGTCGAATCGTCAAAAGGGTGTACCTTTGACGATTTGACCGCCCGCGATTTGACCGGGGAAGGGTTGAGCGGTCAAATGGTCACGATTTGACCGGCAAGCGTGAACAAGGAGATGGATGTGGTGAGTAAAGTCAAACAAAAAAAACGCGGAGAAATTCCTCAGGTCCAGAAGCTGGCGTTTCCTGAGTCTGAGTGGTCTAGGTTCATGAAGGCTAAGCTCGTTGAAATCGATCAGGCTCAGGGTGAACATGAGCGGAAATGGGGAATCGGTAGAGTTATTACTTTAGTTCCTAGTGTGTTCAGGGAGCGTTTTTACGCTCAGAGCGAGCGGGTGTGGGATGCTCAGGGTAAGCAGGACGAGGAAAAGTTCAAGGCGGCTTGCGATGGGATGGTTAGAGCCTTCAAGGCAATGGATGCCTGGGCAGTGTCCGAAGGACTTGAGCCAGTCAGTCAGGTCAAGGCAGTCGAAGGTCAGACCGAACGCGGGTTGATGGTTATCGTCCAGACTGAAGCTGATGCGGTTCAGTATCAAGCAATCAGGCCAGATGTCAGACAGGTCTGGACAATCGCAGAGTTGGAGCAGATGGTATCGTCAGGCATAGGACAGGACATCTGGCGGCTCAAGGAGGAAATCCCGTTTCGGACTGCTGTCGTCGAGGTGAAGCAGGAAAGGCCGGTGGCGAAGCCGGTGGCGGGGGGAGCGTCAGGTTTCGAGGACATCGAGAACGATTTCGACGTTGATAAACCAGTCGGTTTGCCTAAAATGTTTACGCTGCCGCAGAAGGATGGAAGGAAATGACCGGGAAGGGCCTTAAAACGCGATTTGAGCGGTTTTGCCAGCTTGGATGGGTCAAGGTGCCAAAAAGCCTTGCAAACGATTTGGAGGGCTTTTAATGCCTGGGACGCCAAAAAAGTGGGAAGATGTAAAACTTCTCAACAAGATGCCGGAAGACATGATCCTGACCATGATCGAGGCCGGCAGATCGATTGCGGAGATCTGCATTGACCTCGGCGTGAGTAAGCGAGCATTCGATATCTGGATAGACGAAAACGACATGTCCTCTAAGATAACGCGCGCGCGCACGCGTGCTGCGGATCTTATGGCTTGTGAAACTATCAAGATCGCAGACGCGATAGAAGAAACCAATCCTGCGAGGCCTGTGCAGCGCATCCGGACGCGCCAGTGGCTCGCGGAACGCTGGGATCCGAAGACTTACGGTCAGCAAAAAGCCGCTCAAATCACGGTCAACGTCCAAGACATGCGCCTCGCGGCGCTGCGACATGTTGAGGTAATCGAGGACTTATCCACAGATGCGATACCAAAGTTATCCACAGAATGAGCGTTTCGCGCTCGCGCTGCACAAAAAACAGGCAAAACGGTACGCGCAAACGCTAATCGACTTAACATAATGGAGATCGTGCGAAGTGCATTCTGTAAGCTAGGTGTAAGTAACCAATGAAATCAACAACTTAGGAGAGTACGCGCAGCCGCGCAGACGCGCCGACTTGTCCACAGCA